CTTTTAGATTTTTCTTTTTTACAATATAATGTTCAGCCTCAGTTGGCTTAAGAAACTCATCGTAGATATTTCTTGTAATTATATCCGCCGTTAAATCCTTATAGGATTTCTTTACCGACAGTCGATGATTATTAATAACCTCTTGAGAAACACCGGACAAAACATATGTCTCGTTTCTTTCCGCACCTTTTTTACGATTACTTACTTTATAAATTCTAAAAATATAAGTGCGGTAATCTAAAAAACCTGGTGTGCCTAATTTTAACGAAAGTGTTTCATCACCAACTATCGGTAGAAATTCTACAAGTCCCATAGCATCTGTAATTACGAGTTCACAATAAATTCCATTATCCATAAGATCATGGAATATATCTATGCCCATCACAATATCTTTAATGTTTAAGGCATTTTTACGAAAATTAAATAGAGTACATTCAGCAAGATCTATATTTTTCGCATTATACCGCTGTGATGATAAGGACGCCATTATTCAAAAATACTTTCCGCTTCGGAAATAAAGTTATCAACATATTCTGATCTTAAAACACGAATATTTCTTTTTGCATCATTTAATTCCTCTTCGTATGTATAGTTCGACACCTCACGTTTGGAATCAACTGGCAAACCAGCATAGGTAGTTGCATCAACAATTAATTTCTTTTCTGGTACAATTGTACCATCATACAGAACTTGTTTTGACTGATATACCCATTCATAATGATGAACTGTATTTAATGCTGATTCAACTGTCGTATATTTTGCTTTGATGAAATTAATAAATGGCTGATAATCCAAAGGCCAGTCATAGTATGGATCAATTATATCATTCACAACATAGATGATCCAATCGAGAGTTACATCATCATAATATCTGTGAGCAATAAACTGTGCAGTCTGTCCTTCCTCAACATCGTGCCGATAATATACCGCAGATCTGTCTCTCCATGAATCCTTAATCTTATATCGGACCAAAGGATTTTGGATTGTTCTTGGCTTATTATTTTTTAACAGATCATAATTAATCTGTGGATGGGTTTGAAAAAAATGTGCCATTTTTATCTATCGCTTGCCTGAATATCACCACGTGTGATGATAGATGTCTCCTGGAATGATAGCTCTAACTGAACTGATACTGGTGCCTTTTTACCATCCTGACTTGTATGATACATTGGACCATCTGCATGATAATTTACAGAAATGGATTTTAAGACAGATGGAGCCATATTATAAAGAAAATCATCGTAATGAAAATCAACATCAAACTGGTCTGGATAAGATAGAAAAACAGACTGTCCAGCAACCTGGCCAGGTGTACCACGACCTGGAGCGGCATGATATTTTAGAACTCTCACAATATCATAAATTGATTGTGATTCTTTATAATTTCTTGCCACTAACTTCCAAGAAAAACTATGTTCTCTCATTGCCGGTGCATCATAAATAAGAGCCTGAAAAGGATTTCTGGCAATACCAGCACCACCTAATGCACCCTTTGTAATATTTTGTAGGCCGGGTGTATTTTCTGCAACGTTTGTGACCTTTGTAGCTGCACCAGCAATAACACCCTCAATATCTGTTCCACTTGTAATTTGATCAACAAGACTTGATACGCTAAAATTACCACTGCGAAATTGTCCAGCGGCAGCGGCTCCAGCTTGTGCCGCAACAGCTCCTTCTGGTCCTAATGATTCTGCATTATAGCCATGGCTATATCCAGTTGTAAGGTTTGCAGGCATGGGTAAAAAGATTCTACAATAATCATCATTAATTGCAGAATCCTGTCTTCGCATTAATTTATGCGCAAAGACTCTAATTGCACACCAATGATCTAGCTCAGCAATATCGTCAGGAAATCTTAAACTCTTTGCACCATCGTTTTGCAACTTTGATGCAAGTGCTGTACCTCGGACGGCGGCGCCTTCATTTCTTTTTGGTATAATAGGAGATGCTTGGGTACCCATATAAATATTTCCTTTGAACCTTTTAAGATATTTATAATGGCAAGCCTCAAAGGTCGCTTTAAACCAAGAAATACCAGCAAATATAAAGGTGATCCTACAAACATCATCTATCGCAGTTCGTGGGAACTCAAGTTTATGAACTTCTGTGATTTAAGAGAAGATGTTTTACAGTGGCAATCCGAAGAATTTTTTATACCATATAAAAATCCAATCGACGGTAGAATGCATAGATACTTTCCGGATTTTCTGGTAAAGGTACGCAATTCATCAGGTATTGTGGAAACGTGGGTGGTCGAAATTAAACCTGGCCATCAGACTAAGGAACCTCGGCCTCAAAAGAGATTAACCAAAAAATATCTAAACGAAGTCAAAACATATGCAATCAACAAATACAAATGGGACTATGCCGAAGATTGGTGTAAAGACCGTGGATACAAGTTTGTAATATTCACGGAACGAGAACTCAATATCAAGTGAATCATTATAAATAATGAAAAGGAGTTTTCATGGTCGCATATGTTTTTGATAAAATCCTTGCGAAAGGTGTAAAGGATAATCAAATACCAGCCCGAACAAATGCATCCAGAGAATGGTTTAGAGAGACGGCTTCCTCTACTCGTATTTCTCCAAATGCATTAATTCGTGGTGCGGCACAGAAGGAAGGTGGTAGCGCATTATTATCAAGACCAATTCAAGGTAGTTCCGGTGTTGGTAGAATGTACACATTTTTATATGACCCAAAAACAAAAAGAGAATTACCATATTATGATAAGTTTCCATTGATCTTCATGCTGAAACCGCTCGATGATGGATTTTTAGGTTTAAATTTACATTATCTGCCACCTCAGTTAAGAGCAAGACTCATGGATGCTTTATATGATTTGGCAACTGATAAAAGATATGATGAGAATACAAGACTGCGACTTTCGTATGAGAGGCTACAATCAGCCTCTAAATTTCGTTTTTTCAAGCCTTGTATTAAAAGATATTTAAAGAATCATGTGAGGTCAAGATTCGTACTGATAGATTCCACCGAATGGGACATGGCACTATTTTTACCAACCGAAAGATTTGTTAAGGCAAATAAGAACAGTGTTTGGCGAGAGAGTCGTCAAGCAGTACGAGGACGATAATGACTTTTAATATAAACCGATTTACCGCGGCTATAAATGATACAGGTGCGGCCCGTGCTGATTTCTTTGAGGTAAGATTTACTGGACTGCCACTCGGTTTAGGCATTAGGGATACTGAAAATTTATCTCTACGAGCCGAACAAGTGACTGTACCACAAAGGGCGGTCACACCACTTGAATATCGCGATTATGGTGTTCCATATAAAATTGGTGGTATTCCAAACTACATTGAAATTGATATGACATTTATTTTAAGTGATGATCTCCAGGAGAGAGAATTTTTTATGGCTTGGCAAGATTTAATTACTGGTCAACATCGACGAAAAAATGGAATCTCGCGAGGTAAAGAATTTGATATTGGGTATTTTGATGATTACAAATGTAGTGGTATTGAAATTTTACATTATACAGGCAAGCTGGATGATGAATTGACACCTTCGCATTCAATTAAATTAATTGATGCATATCCGTTAAATGTTGCGACACTCAGTCGTGCTTGGGCTCAGCCTGATATCCTAAGACAACAGGTGACATTTACTTATCGGTACTTTACTGAAGAGACTCTTACATCTCTTCCATTTAAAGATCCTGATATTGATATTACCGATATTAGGAATGAAGCAAGAATTCGACAAGAAGGTGAATTTGGAAATTAACTGAACTGAAATGAATAGGAGTATACTATGCCTTTACCAAAATTGGTGACACCAGAATTTACGGTGATGATTCCATCTACAAAGGAACCGGTGAAAATCAGACCGTTCCTTGTAAAGGAAGAAAAAGTTTTATTCATGGCACTTGAGGGACAGGATGCCAAAGAAATAGAAAATGCAATTCTCAATGTATTGGAGGCTTGTATTATCACACCCGGTATCAATCTACAAAAGTTGCCATCATATGATATTGAATATCTATTTCTACAACTGAGAGGTAAGTCAGTTGGTGAAGAGATTACAATGCTAATGAGACATATGGATAATACCGACTGTCAACATGTTACTGAAGTTAAATTCAATGTAGATGAAATTAATGTAAAATTTAACGAGAATCATATTGATAAAATTGAGATTGGTAATGGAATTGGAATTAAATTCAAGGATCCATCTCTTTCGGAATTGGTAAATGGCACAATTAATATTACCGATGATGAATATGATTTGGTAACTGGTGTCGTAGCAAATTGCATTGAAATGATTTGGGATGCTGATAATGTATATGATGATTTTACTATTGATGAAGCAAAAGAATTTTTAAGCAATATGACTCAGGAACAATTTGTAAAGCTACAAACTTTTTTTGATACCATGCCAAAGTTGAGTAAAAATATCGAATGGAATTGTACGGCATGTGGCGAAAGTGATAGTATTATTGTAGAGGGGCTACAGAATTTTTTTACATAGCACTCAGCCATGATTCATTGGCCAATATGTATAATACTAATTTTGCTTTAATGCAGCATCATAAGTATTCATTGGCTGAGTTAGAAAATATGATACCATTTGAACGTGAACTCTATACACAGCTATTATTACACCATTTAGAAGAAGAAAAACGAAGGTTAGAACAAAATGGCTGAACTCCAAGACCTATTGGAACGAATGAAAAGAGAAGGACAACTCCTTAGAAATGAGGGAAAGAATTCTCTGAAGCAGACAAATCGTATTCTCGGCGAAATGAATGCGGAACTTGTCGAAATTGGCAAGAGTCTTGGCGTTATTCGTACGATCGGTGTCGGTGGTCTAGGTGGTGGGGTAGTACAAGTCGGCGGCGGCAGTGTTACTGCAGCTGCAGTAACACCAGCGGTCCCTCAACGATCAGAAGATCCAGAGCTTGGTCTTGGTGGATTACTTAAAGCAGCAATTCGTAATCAAACATTAGGTCGAGTTGAAAGAGGAGCAGATGCTGCAAAGGAAGCGGCTTTAAAAAAATTCCAGGAAAGTTTCCTTGGCCAAGGTATTGCTAGAGGCCGAGAGGCAATCGGCGAAAGAAAAGAAAGCTTTGCTGAAAGCTTACGTGGTTTGGCTGGTTTACAAACTAATGCCGAAAAAAGAGAAATTGAAGAAAAACAGCTTGCAGAACAAAAAGCCACTCGAGACGAAATAGAAAAGCTTGTAGAAGTTCAGACTGCATTCCTTGGTCTTTCACAGAAGGAAGCAGATGCCCTAAGAAATGCAGAACTACGTAAAAGAGATCTTGAGGCCGAAGGTGCAACTCCTACCGCTGCTATGATGGGCGGAGCTGGTGGTGCTGGCGGTGGTACTGGCGCTGGCGGTGGTGCTGGTGGTGGTTCTGGCGGCGGTAAGATGGGTGGGATAATCGGTAAGTTCTTTGGAGGTCTAGGTGGTGGTTTATTAGCAGGATTTGTGTCGGCGCTCGGTAACCCATTGATGTTGAAGAGTGCTGGTATATTCGCACTCGTATTACCCCTCATAGGTGTAGGTCTGGCTGGATTTGTGGCAGCGATCGGTGTTGGATTTGCCGCGGCCGCCGCTGTTGTCGGTAAGGGACTAGAAGTATTAAATCCCGCACTGGAAGAACTAGGTTATTCGCTTAAACCATTTGAAGATATTAATGGCGATAAATTAGCAGCCGCCGGTGATGGTATGGCTGATATGCTAGGTGGACTAGTATCAATTGGAATTGGCGGTTTAATTTCTGGTTTAGCTGATACATCGAAACTGAATGAACTTGCCGATGTAATGAAGAAATTTAATGGTGTAGATGGCGAAAGATTGAAACTAATTGGCCCGGCCATGCAATCCATCGGTGGTGGATTGGCAGCATTAGGTGGTAGTGGAGTTATTCAAGGGATTGCTGGATTAGTCGGTAGCGATAGTCCAATTCAACAGTTTGAAACCCTAACCGTTGCACTAAAGAAGTTTGATGGAATTAATACCGATCATTTGATCAAGGTTGGACCTGCAGTCAAATCACTTGGCGAAGGTCTTTCAGCAATGGGTTCTGGTGGACTTAAGGAGGCGGTCGGCAATATTGTCGGAGCATTTGGTAGTCTCTTTGGAGTAGAAGAAGAAGATCCAGTTGAAAATATTAAAAAGTTTGCTACACTCGGTGAAGGCGAAACTGGTACTAGTCTGATAAAGGCAGGTAATAGTTTGGGAGCCTTAGGTGGGGGAATGAGCGAATTGAATAAGTTAGATACCGGTGGTATTTCTAAATTGGCTGAGGATATTATACCACCACTCACCGATCTGGGTAATGCCTTTAATAGCGAAGTGTTTATGTTTGGTGATGAGAATCCAATCACCTCAACACTTAAAGCCTTTGAAGGATTAAAAGAACTCGAAAATATTAACGGCAAAGAAACTAAGGTAAAAATAGAGGCCATTGCAGAAGGACTTGAGGATTTTGCAAAAACACTAGATGATGGTGAAATTGAAACTCTTGCACAATATGTGAGAGAAGTTGCAGGTCCAATTCTTGCTCTCACTGGTAGAGGTGGCGACGGTGGTGGTAGTGGTGGTAGTGGTGCTAAAGGTGATGGTGGTGCTCCTAGAAATGAGGACTTTGTCCCGGGGACATATGAAGCCATGCTGGAGGATGCACGAAGAACATTCGAAGCTACCGGTGATAGGTCAGCGATTGAAAATGTCCAAAAAGATAAGAGGGCAGGTGTATTTGATGAAAATGTCCAAAAAGATAAGAGGGCAGATGTATCAGACTTTGATAATTCGAATATGAATGCATACGAACGGAAAAAGGCAAGGATTGAAGCTAAAAAAGCAGCGCTGCGGGCAGATTCTA